AGCATTATGGCTGACCCAGAAATCGCAGCTCTAATTAAAGAACAAAGAGATGCAAAACTTGACAAAGTTTTAAAACTTAGAGATACAACAGACATCCTCAATATGTACAAATAAATGGCAACAACATTCATAGATTATACTGGGGATGGGAACGCTACTAAGTCGTTTTCTTTCCCTTCTATACAAGAGTCAGATGTAAAAGTGTCTGTAGATGGTGTTATAAAAACAACCAGTACACACTATAATATAACAGGCTATACTACTACAGGTGGTGGTAATGTAGTCTTTACATCAGGCAACATACCAACTAGCCCAGCAGCTATACGTATCTTTCGTGATACAGACGTAGATAGTGCAAAGGCTACATATGCGGCAGGGTCATCAATCAAAGCAGCTGACCTCAATGCCAACCATGAGCAGTTACTGTTTGCTGCACAAGAAGAACAAAATCAAACAGTACAAACAAGCGATATAAAAGACGGTGCAGTTACAACAGCTAAGATAGCCGACAGTAATGTAACAACAGCAAAAATAGCAGATGCAAATGTTACAACAGCTAAGATAGCTGACAATGCTGTAACAATGGCGAAGCTAAGTAGTGGTACACTACCTACAGATATAACTGTAGCAAGTGCTAACATTGTAGATCTTTCTATAGCAACAGCTGATATCGCAGCAGACGCAGTTACAGGAGCAAAGATAGCCGATGACTCTATTAATTCAGAGCACTATGTTGATGGTTCTATTGATACTGCTCATATAGCAGGGCAGGCAGTAACAGGAAGTAAGATTGCTGGTTCAACTGTTACAAATAGTAACTTAGCATCTAATTCTGTTACAACAACTAAAATTACAGATGCAAACGTAACAACAGTTAAGATAGCTGACAGCAACGTAACACTTGCAAAATTAGCTAGTGATTTAAAACAAACAACTATATCTGATAGTGATACTCAATTACCAACTTCTGGTGCTGTTGTAGATTATGTGGCTGCACAGTTAGAACCGTTTGGTGGTTTTGAAGCTATAGCTACAGACCACGGTTTTCCTAACACACAGCCTGCTGCTGGTGTTGCTATCAGTATAGCAGACGCAGCTGGCATAGTTGTAAACAGCAGTGGCGTGAGTACAACAGGCCGCACAGTAAATGGTACAGCTGTTACAATAAACAACATACCTTCTAACTTTCACAGTTCTACTATAGCTAGTGGTATACGTTTTATCGTAACATCTACTGGCTCTGGTCAGATATACAACTATCACAAAGCTACACTACCAGAAAGTGACCTTGTTAGCCTTAGTGGAGACATCAATGATTTCAACGAAAGATATAGAGTTGGCTCGTCGAACCCTACAAGTAGTAACGATAGTGGTGACTTATTCTTTAATACTGCTACAGGTAAATTGCTCGTGTATGATGGAACTACATCAGCATGGGAAGAAGCCCAGTCAGTAGGTAGTTTCTTTATAAATACATTATCTAGTTCATCAGGAACTGGTGGAGGCAGTGCAACATTCAATGGATCAGCTTATAGATTTACACTTAGTAATGCAGGGACAGTTGCCGAGCAACATCTTGTTAGCATCAATGGAGTCATTCAGAAACCTAATAGCGGAACCAGCCAACCCAGCGAAGGCTTTGCTATTGACAGCAGCGACATTATATTTGCTGCCGCTCCTTCTAGTGGTGCTGATTTCTTCATCATCACGATCGGGTCAACAGTAAACCTAAACTCTCCTAGTGCAGGCACAGTTACAACAGCAACTATCGCTAGTGGTGCAGTTACAACAGATAAAATAGCGGACGATGCTATAACTACACCTAAAATTAAAAATAATGATGTTACCACAGTTAAACTATCAAACGATGCAGTAACAGCCGCTAAACTAGCAGCCGACGCAGTGGTAACAGCTAGTATTGTAGATGATGCAGTGACTGCTGCAAAGCTCGCTAACACGTCTGTAACTGCTGGTAGCTATGGTTCAGCCACAGCCATCCCAGCGATTACTGTAGACGCTCAGGGACGTATTACAGCGGCATCTACAAATGCTATCAACACCTCTACTATACCAGTAGCAGATGAGTCAACAGACACAACTTGTTTTCCTGTATTTGTAACAGCAGCTACAGGCGACCAAGCACCAAAGACTGGTAGCAATCTAACCTTTAACTCTGCAACAGGAGTTCTAGGTGCGACATCCTACACAGGTGACGGTAGCAATCTTACAGGTGTAGCATCAACAGTAGCTGACGGATGTATCTATGAAAACTCACAGACTATATCTAACAACTACACAATAACCACAAACAAAAACGCTATGAGTGCAGGGCCGATCACGGTAGCAAGTGGTGCAACATTAACAATACCTTCGGGTAGTACATATACAATAGTTTAATGGCAATACAAATAAATGGTAACGGTACTATCACAGGTATTTCTGTTGGTGGTTTACCAGACGGTATAGTAGATACCGATATGATAGCTGCAAGTGCAGTTACACCAGCTAAGTCAACAATCTCTGGTGGTAAAGTAAAGAAGATTGTATATGCAGAAATGTCAAGTGATTTCGGCATGAACTCTACAAATGAAACAGATGTAGGCGGAATGACAGCATCTATATCTTTAACTGATGCGTCAAATGATGTGATGGTTGAGCTTAACTTTGCTCCTTATGTAGGTGGGTCAGGTGCTTCTTATTATCAATTTAAAGTTTATAGAGACTCTACAGTTTTATATCAAAATAACAATGGTTTTTATAGAACAGCAGATGATTTAAAAGCAACTTTATCAAGTATAAAATTTTTAGATACAGGAATATCAGATACTAATTCACATACATATAAATTAACAGCAGCCAGAACAGGTGGAGATGACGGACTTGGTATATATGTCTCGCCTAGTGGTACTTACGCTATAAGAAATAGTATAACATTATCGGAGGTAGATGTATGACAATAAAATTAAATGGTTCAACAGCTGGTTCAGTGTCTTTAGATGCACCAGCTTCTACAACAGGTAACGCTGACATAGCATTAACATTACCTGTAGCTGACGGTTCTAACGGACAGTTTTTACAAACAAACGGTAGCGGTGCATTAGTTTTTGCAACTCCAGCTGATACTGATACTAAATGGGTATATGGAACTGCTGCTGACTACGATCAGTGGACTTCTACTACAGATGTAGCTATAACAGGATGGCCGAGTAATTGGCAAGAGATACGAGTTAGCTTTATAGATATTAGTCTAAACCATAACGCACTCACCCAATTCTATGTATCGAAAAGCTCTAACCCTGCTAATTTAATTGGATCAGGTTATGAAAATGTCTCTGGATATTGGGGTAGTGGTCAAGGTGCTGATAGTGTTACCAATATGGGAAAATTTCAAGGTACTGGTTCTAGTGCTTACGTCATGAATGGTTATGTTAACTTTTTCAAATTTAATGGTAGTATAATTCGTTATGAAGGACAGTTAGCGGTCAAAGGTGACACATACATATTTCAGACTAATGGTTATGTAACATGTGATCCAACATCACAAATGACTCACATATTTATGAGAGGTCAAGGTTATGCCTACGATTCTGGTAAATTTAAAGTAGATTATTTAGCGGGGTAATATGAGTAAAATACAAACAAATACAATACAGCACACTGCAAACGGTTCGGCTGTATTTACACTACCTACAACAGATGGTAGTGCTGGACAGGTATTACAAACTGATGGATCTGGTAATTTAAGTTGGGTTACACCTAATCAAGGTATAACTGTAGCTCAACAATGGCAAACTACTTCACATCAAAATTTATCTACTAGCTACGTTACTTTAAATACTTGGCAAGCTGTAGGTCTTACTGGTGCTGGATCTTTAGGTTCTAGCCTAACACACAATAGCGGAACATTCTCATTTCCTTCTACTGGTATTTATTATTTATCTGCTACTGCTACATTCAACCATGGATCTATTGATATGGATTTTCTAAATTTAGGGTTTAATGTAACAACAAATAACTCTACTTATACTAGAGTTGTTAATATTAGTGGAAGTATTACGCAAGGCCCAAATTATGAAGCAATAGCGGCAGAATATTTATTAGACGTAACTGATACAAGTAATGTAAAATTTCAAGTTACTGCTCAAGATCAACACTCACAAGCTGATGTGTTTGGTGAAGCAAATTCAATTATGTCATCACTTATAGTTATTAGATTAGGAGATACATAATGGCATTAACACAAGTAAGCACTGGCGGTATCAAAGACGGTCAGGTGCATACAGCTGATTTGGCAGATGCTCAGATTACAGCTGGTAAACTACACGCCGATGCTCTTGATCGTACTTATACACTAGGAGCAAGCGGTACTAACCACTATACATTTACAGGAGAGGGCTTGACCGGGGCGGTTAATGACCCTACCTTGTATCTGACACGTGGTAAGACATACAGATTTGTAAACGGCAACTCTTCTGGAGCACATCCGTTTCGTATACAAACAACAGTCAATGGCTCGGCTGGTACAGAGTACAATACAGGAGTCA